TTAGGAAAGTTGTTTTTCAAGCTTATTGAGGATGTTGGTATAGGTATCTATAAGAAGATCTATTCTTTCATCCTGAGCATCTTTCATACTAGGAACATCACCTTCTGAGAAGTTGATCTTTGGTGTTTCAAATCCTAATTTCATTAGTTCAATCGCTACTGCTTTGTTATCCATCATGAAGTCCTTTTCTTTTGTTTGTTGTGGAACATCATTATAGCAGAGGGCTTCACCGTGGGTATTACCCGGTGCTTAGACAAGATCCGCATTTTGGCGGTTCCAGTGTAAGCATACAAATTTTAAATAAGGAGGGCACATGAGTCCAAGAGAACAGATGCTCAAAGCGATCGAGCTTGTTGAGCAGGCGGGAAAGAGAGGAGAGGTGCTTACGCTTGACCACGCTATCCGCAAACTACATGCGGAGTACATCCGTCGCCAGCTAAACAACAAGTACGGTGTGAAGTCCTCGGGGTTTTTGATCCTCTCCGGGTTGTACAGCAAGGACGAAGACGGTTGGAAAAAAGCTGACAAGGCGCTGCTAAGGATCTTCGACAACTTCATCGCTGGGGAGAATAAACTCACCGGCGAGTCCGGCGTCAAACTCCGTGAGGCGATGGATAAGATGGGCATCGACTACCTTCACTGCCCGTTCTTCCCGCTGCAGCCTCTTGATATCGACGCGGCGTAGGTCACGGCGATGGTTTATGTTGACGGAAGAGAGGCATCCAAGGTTTTAGATATTGGATATGAAGCATTGAAAAAGGCCGTTAAACGCGGTGCTGATAAATATTTATATGTTTACATCGACGGCAAAGGGCGAGGCGGAAAGAAGCTGCTGATCGGCGTCGATAAGTCGGCCCTGAGTGCAGCGATCGCTGCCGGTACGCTTGAGCGGCCCGACACCTACGACGAGGCCGGGCTGCCCTGCGCATTTGATGCAATAACTAACATTTCAGATTCAAAAACTGAAAAAAAGGCATCGGAAGCGGCCGACGTCGTAGCTCCGGACATGAGCGAGTACCTGAATGCGACCAAAGAGCAGCGCGAAAAGGCTCTGCTTCGGATGGAGGCCTGCGAACGGTATGAGAACCGAGACAAGCGGATCACGGCAAAGCAGTTTATCCGGGAGCTTGGGAGTGAATTTTCACTGATCAAGACGACAGAGATGAAGCTGTTTCGCTGGAAGAAGGCGGTCGAAGAGGCCAGAGCGTCGGGCACGTCGCCGCTCATCGCCCTGCTTGACAAGCGCGGAACGAAAAAAGGCACGACGCTGATGAGCCAGGAGCAGCAGGATATGGCGGTGCGGATGCTGTGCAGGCGTGACAACCCGCTGCGGGTCAGTGCGATCTACCAGAACATGCTGCACGGTTTTGCAGAGGAGATGGTGAGCTATGACGTGCTCAACAACTTCTTAAAACGCTGGAAGATCAAGAACGCGAGTATGTACGAGTTTGTCCAGGACGCGGACGGATGGAAAAACAAGCGGATGGCGGGGTTCGGAAGCCTCGACGAAAAAGCGAAGTACCCGAACCACTACTGGGAGCTCGACTCTACGCCTGCGGACGTCATTACCAAAGATGGCAAGCGTTATGCCATCCTGGGGATGATCGATGTCTTCAGCCGACGGGTGACGTTCTGGGTAGATGAGCGCTCCAGCAGCTACTCTATCGCCCGGCTGCTTCGAAAGGCGATGCTGAAGCTCGGCATCCCGGAGAACGTGGTGATCGACAACGGCAAGGACTATAAGTCGAACCACTTCGCGTCCATCTGCTACAACCTCGGCATCACGCAGGAGACGGTGCCGCCGTTTTCGGGTGACATGAAACCGCACATCGAGCGGATGTTCGGGACGATGTCGCGGGAGCTGTTCGAGGAGCTTGAGGGCTACACCGGGCACAGCGTGGCGGAAAAGTCGCGCATCGAGTCGCGGCGGGGGTTTGCCCACAAGATAGAGAGCAAGTCGAAATGGTACGAGGAGGCCAAGACGCGAGAGAAGAAATCTTTTGTGGACGCGTTTCGCATCAAGAAGGAGAACCTCGGGCTTGAGATACAGGTGCCCGTGGATGCGGCAGCACTGCAGCAATGGATAGACGCCTGGGTCGATAACATCTACGAGCGCCGAAAACACGGCACGCTGAACATGGCGCCGATCAAGAAGTGGCACGACAGCGTGAGCTGGGTGAAGATGGTTCCCGACCCGCGTATGCTCGACATTTTGCTGGGCGAAAGCTTCGAGCGAAAGGTCGGGAAAAAGGGCATACGCCTTGGCGGCGCGCTTTATCAGCACGTCAAGCTGGCCTCTTTTGTCGGTGAACATGTGCGGATCATGACGGATGACAACATGGGGATCGTTTACGTCTACGAGATGAACCATGCGCCGATCTGCATCGCGGAGGATTATGACTGGAGCGGCAAGAGCCGCGCCGAACTGGCAGAGGGTAAGCGCATGTCGCACCGCATCAGCCGTGAAATGGCGAAGCTGGCGGAGGAGTGGGAGGAGACGAGCCGACGGCTTGACCCGACCATCAAGGACCGCATCGAGGCCGCTGCGCTTGAGCGCGGCAGAGAGCTTCCGGCTTCTACGATGGCAGTTTCCAAGTCTACACCGGCTATCCGTGCTGTCATGGACAGAACCTTTGCCGAGCAGGACGTGGAAACTGTCGAAAGATCGAACGTAATGAACATGCAAGGCGAGAAACTGATGCCCTCGGGCAGGCCTATGTTTCAGAACTTTTACGACCGTCTGCTGTGGGACATTAACAACAACATGGTGGATGAAAGCACAAAGAAGATCGCCAACGCGTATCCCGATCTGTGGGAGATGGCAGAAAAGGCAAAAAGGATTGGATAGTCAGCCGCGTATGCGGCCGATGGTCGAGTCTTTCGATTCATGGACGAAGAAAAAAGACCGAACAAATCAACTGTCGGGGAAACCCTGGCCACAAATAGGAGTCATCATGCGCGAAGAGTTTGTCGAAACGCAAAATTATATCAAATTAGTCGAAGCTTTTTCAAATCTGGATTCGCTTCCTTCAACGGCCCCAAGGATGGGGCTTGGATTTGGGAACTTTGGACTTGGTAAAACCTTTTCTTTAGAACGTATCGCCGCCAAGGAGAACGCGATCTTGTTAAGAGCTGCGCAGACCTGGTCGAAAAGCTCTCTTCTTTCGAAGCTGTGCACCGAGCTCACGCTTGACGCAACCGGGCATTCACCCGCCAAGTATGAACGCATCCGGGAGTCATTTCTGGTCGAGCCGCGGACGGTGATCATAGACGAGGTGGACGCGCTGCTCAAAGCGGACAAGACAAACGTGCTGGAGATGCTGCGCGATCTGCATGACGAGACAAATATCATCCTCTTCTTTGTCGGAATGGAGGAGGCGAACGCTAAGTTTAAACGCCACCGCCACTATTACAGCCGTATCGTAGAGCTGATCGTGTTTGAGCAGATAGGCAGGAGCGATATCGAGAAGTACTGCGGATTGTGCGCGGTGATCATTGAAGCCGATCTGATAAATTTCTTCGTAACAAAGTACCCCAACCTGAGACAGATCAAAGTCATGCTGCTGAGACTGGAGAAGTTTTGTGAAATGAATGGTATCGACAGCGTCGATCTCGCTACATTTAAGGCATCAGGGGTCGAGCATGGGATCAGCAAATCTTAAACGTTGTAAACGAAAGCAGACGAATAAAGAAAAGGTTTGGAAATACATCCGCCGAAATAAACTTTTTCGTGTCGGCGACGTGATGACGGTGCTTGATCTTACTCAAGCCTACATTAAACCCGTGTTGTGGCATTTAGAAATGGCTGGATACATTCGACTTGAAGAGGTTGAGCGAAATCAGTATGTTGAACGTGTCTATGTGATGCTGAAAGATACGGGTCCTATATGCCCCTCAATGGTCAATGGAAATATGTATGACCACAATATCAAAGAGAATATTGATGTAGATGATGCTTCGTGGGCCAAAGAAAAGCAAAAACTTCTAAGTGCAATGACACAAAAGTACATGACAAAAAAAGAGATTGTTGAGAGTGTTGGCATGAATGTGTCAGCAGCTGTTGTCATTCGTTGTTTCAAAGATTTTAAAGCTTTTGGGGTCATAGAAGACGGCCCAAGAACAAAGAATAAACGAACGTTGTTTATCGACAAGGAGAAGCGAGATGAACTCATTAGAGCTATTGAGCAGGGCCTGCGACCTACTCGGTCAGCGTGAAGCAGGAAAGCGCATAGGCAAAAGTGCAACGACCGTCAACCAGATCCTCAAAGAGATTTACCCCAAACCCGAAAAAATCCTCCATATCGTCGACGAGACCTTTGCCTACCTGAACAGTTCAGAAGTTCAATGCCCTGTTCTTGGGGAGATCCATGCAAAGGTGTGTGGCCGCTATGCGCAGTGGGCCGCAGAGGGAAGGGTGCATCAAGAGAGGCTCTATATGGACGTGCGAGGGCACTGCGCGGCGTGCGAATTTAACACGATGGAGGTGAAGGAATGTGGATGATTTATATAGGCGTGTTTGCCCTGGGCTGGGTAGCCTCGGACATCTACAGGTATTTTGAACATAAAAAGAGGTGGCATTGATGGAAAAAGAGATAGAGGTCGGGGATACGGTCCTCGTGAAGCCCGGCTTTACCGGGCAGGTGAAGCGTGTGCTTGAAGAGAGGTTTGACGTACAAATCGGCAACGAGATCCTTCCGTTTAAACACGAGGATGTCAGCTTTGTTTTCTCGGTAAAAGAGCATTCCTAGTCTTCAGCCCAAGGCTGGGGATGACGGAGTGCTTGCACTTAAAATCAAAACAAGGAAGTTCTATGGCAAAGATAGATGTACGCGGTCACTGGCAAAACAAAAGAGGAGAACTTGTCCACCCGGACCTGGTTCCGGTAGACAAGAAACTCGAAGACGAGGTCGTCGAAAACCTTGTCGCCGGTGCGAAGGTAGAACATGAACGCATGGTCGAGTTCAAAACACGCGCGTTTGCGGAGTGCTACGACTTCGTAGACATGCTGCGACAAGAGTACAACATGGATCGTCTTGCTGCAAGCAGCACCGGGGCGGTAACATTGAAAAATTACGACGGAACTGCAGAGGTGCAGATCGCAGTCGCGAAACTGATCACTTTTGACCAGAAGCTTGCACTGGCAAAAGAGAAGGTAAACGAGTATCTGACAGAAAAGACGGCCCATGCCGACCCTGAGATACAGACACTGATCCTGAAAGCCTTCGACGTCAAGAACGGAAAAGTCGACGCGAAGCAGATTATATCGCTCAAATCATACAAGATAGAGCATCCGAAGTGGGTTGAAGCGATGGCGATGATCGACGACGCCACGGAGATCGCCGGCACGAAGTCGTACATTCGCTTCAAAGAGCGTGACGGCAGGAAGATAGATGGCGAGCTGAAGAATATCGTGCTTGATATTGCTTCAGTACAGATCAAAGAGAGCGAGATCAGCAGAATCCGTGAAGAGGGAGAGGAAAAATGAAGGTAGCGCTGATAGTAGGGCACAAGGAGAGTTCACCCGGTGCCGAAAACACAAACAGAGGAATGAACGAATACGCCTTCAACAATGAGCTGGCGCATGACATCAGCGATGCGCTGGGTGAGGCGGACATTGTCTGCCGGATCGTGTATCGAAACAATTACCGCGACCTGCCTTTTGAGGTTAACGACGATGTTGAGCCGGACATGATCGTGAGTCTGCACTGCAATGCTTTTGATACCCGCGCCACCGGTACGGAAGTGCTTTACTATCACAGCTCTGAGAAGAGCATGCGCATGGCCGAAGTACTTCAAAAGCATCTGGTCGATGCGCTTAAGCTTCGTGATCGAGGGATCAAGCCGCGGCACACTGAAGATCGCGGCGGGTATCTGCTTCGTCATACCAAGGCACCCTGCGTGATCTGCGAGCCTTTTTTCATTGACAATGATGCGGATTGCCGTGTCGCTCTTGATTATTACGATGACCTGGTGGTGGCTTATGTGGAAGGGGTCAAGGAGATCGGCAAGGAGATGTTTGATGCCTAAGAAACTAAAACATGAACCTTATCTTCCGATACGCCGTGTTGTCGGGAACGGCGGCATCACTTTTGACGGAGAGCATTTAAAACATGATGCCCTCAGAGCGCATGAAGGACGTCTTGTGCTGTGTGATCTTGAAAAAGACGTGGATACGGAGAAGCTGAGCTTTCGTATCTATGGGGCCGATGAAAAGGAAATCTGCTTAGTGGAGATAGGCAATGGCTGATGTCGATACCGGCATATCGGACCAGGCTTATCATGAGTATATGCTGATGTGCAAGAGCAAAGGCATAGTCCCGACTTCGAGAAAACAACTCGCGGGCGGAATGGGTTCTAATGAAAACAAGGAGAAAGAGGTGGAAACGAAAGTATGTAAGAGGTGCGAAGAGGACAAGCCGTTACATGAGTTTTATACGAACAAACAGATGAAAGACGGACATGAGAGCACCTGCAAAGCGTGCAAAAAAGAGACGGCCAGGAAGCCGGATCTTGCGCGTCCGGAACAGCGGATCATAGACGACCCTGCCGCTACGCAGAAACAGCCTGTTTTAAAGTACATCAGCATCAAGAAGGCAAGGGACTTCGTGCAAGAAGCTTATGCTCTCGGGTTTAAAGAGGGGCGTGAGAATGTCGCAGAATGTGACACGACGCTGCAAGAGCTGCTGGGGTTTGGACAATGAGTAACTTTATCGTCACGGCAGGCGGCCGTTTTTATTTTGACAAGATCATGGAAAACGAGGTGAAGATCGAAGATATCGCCTCTGCGCTTAGCAAGATGTGCCGTTTTGGAGGCCACTGCCCGGAGTTTTACAGCGTTGCGCAGCACTCGGTGATCGTTTCGCACCTTGTGCCCAAAGAGCATGCTCTGGCTGCGCTGCTGCACGATGCGACGGAGGCGTATGTCCAGGACATGGTGCGACCGCTGAAGCGACTGCTGCCTGAGTATCAACGGGTAGAAGAGATGGTGAAACAGCTAATTGAGAAGACTTTCGATGTGCAGACATGCCATCCGGCTATTAAAAAAGCGGACAACCAGGCGCTTTACGCAGAAGCTGTGAGCTTTTTCGGAAGTGCTGAGGGATGGGGGCTCGATGAATACGCGAACACTCGTAAAATCGATGCGGTTGAAAGCCCTCTGGCCTGGGAGATGTTTCTGCACCGGTTCTATGAGCTTAGGGAGGGTGAGTGATGGGTGCATCGGTAAGTAGAAATGATGAGCTGCGAAGGCAGGCGTTAGCAAAGGAGCTGAAACAGTTCACCGGACAGGACCTTGCAACCATGCTAGCGAATATCATCCCGGCAATTGCAACGGTTCGGGACGATGTGTTTATTGATAACCTTCACAGAGAGAAGTATCATAGACTCGTAAACACATGGAATAAAAAGGTCGACGTATACAACGCGCGTTATAGGCGCTATGCAATGAAGAAACTGCCAAAGAATATGCAGATCGAGTTTGATGGATTTTTCTATGCGTTTAAAAAACTTGAAAAACATGTGGAGGCACAGAAAAAGATCATGCTGGAGCGTGGTCTGCTCAAGGAGGAAGAGGAAAGTGGGATTTGAGATTAGAAAAGTCTGCGTGATAAAACAATAACCTTAACAGGTTCCACTTCGGTGGGACCGATTGAGTCTATTTGCTTACATTTTACATTCAAAAAGGAAAAAAATAATGAACCCATTTAAAGGCAAGGGACTCAGACCGGAGCATTTTAACCAAAAGGTGAACTATATTATTGACGGATTCCTGGTTGAACAGGCGATTACGATGCTTTATGCTCCGCCGAAACAAGGGAAAAGCCGTCTGGCTCTTGGCTTGTCCTCGTATCTTTTTGACAATACCGAGCATCACGTGATGTATCTGGACTTTGACAATCCGCTCTCTGCTCTGGTCGAGCGCGGTGTCGACAGGGTGATAGAGCGGGGTAACGGGAGGTTTGACTACATTCACCCCGAGGTTGCGGGAATGGAGAGTCACGAGGTTTTAAACAAGCTTGTTTCCTGTGCCGAGCCGGGTGCGTACAGGAAGTACATCTTCTTCTTTGACTCGGTGACGGACTTTACCAACGAAAATGACGACGGCGCGTCAAAGAAGTTTATGCACAAGGTCAAGGCTCTTCGCAACGCCGGAGCGACGGTCATACTGCTGCACCACTCCAACAAGAGCGAAAAGGGCTATAAGGGCTCTTCAGTACTGCGCAGCGCGATAGACAATATGTACCTGGTGAACCTTGTCTCATCGACAAAAGAACACGACGTCTTTGCGCTCGAAGCAGAAGCACCGCGCTTTGATGTCAGGCGAACGGCATTCGAGCTCAACAACAACTCTTATGCTCTGATGCAGATCGAGTATGAGACGGCGATAATCACACCGGAAGAAAAAAGTTTTATTGACAATGTACGTGGGGTGTTAGAAAAAAATAACGAAGGCATTGGTCAAAACAAACTTTTGACCGAAGCCGGATATAAGGCAGCTGACAAGCATTCCATTGCATTGATGCAAAAATATACGAAGCGTTTTTGGGATTTTGAAAAGGGTGCAAAAAACGCAAAAATATACCACATCTTATAAATGCTACAACACTTACAACACAGCAACACTTGAAGAAAAACCCCTGTATATAGGGTTTTAGAGCTTGTTTGTGTGTTGTAGTGTTGCTGTGTTGTAAGTGTTGTAAGCAAAAGGAAGAACAATGAAAAAGAACCCGGAAACCTTTCTGTCCAAGCATCCTTCGCATCTGGAACAGGTGGCCATCAAAGAGCTTGTTACGGTGATGAGCGAGGCCCTGCAAAAAGGATTCATTTACGGCGGCATCAGGGGAACTACCCTTGTGCTGCATTTTAAACACCCGGCCCTTGTGCAGGAGTTCGCTCTGAAAAAAGAAGAGATACTCTCGCAGATGCGGCTTGTCTACCAGGAGAAGCAGCTGCGAAAGAAGATAGTCTTCACGCAGATACAGGCCGAACACGAGTACGTGCCACGGCCTGTGCTTAAACCTCGGGAGCTTCCTTTTGAAGAACGTGCAAAGGGTGAGTTTGAGAACTGCGTCGGCGATGCCAAGCTGAGCTCGCTTATCGAAGATATCCGCAATACGATCAAAAACAACGCCAACGGGGAGAGCCGGGATGACAGCTAAACAAAAAGCCTACCAGACAAGCCTGATCAAGCAGGTGCATGTCTCAAAGCGCTATCAGAACTACTACAAAGAGAACAAAGAGGAGTATGTCGCGCTGCTTGAGACGCATTTCGGTGCTTCGAGCTCCAAGAAGCTGAGCGTAAGCGATCTGGTCTTGCTGGTTGACTACCTGAACTTTAAATGCGATGTTCTCCCTGAAAAAGAAAAGAGCGGGCAGATCACACAAAAACAGCAGGCCTACATCGAGGCGCTTTGGAAAGAGAAGGCACGAGACAAGAGCGAGAAGGCGTTGCTTGGCTTTGTGAAGCGTCAGATGAAAAAGGAAACAGGAGGTCTTGATGAACTTAAATCGGAAGAAGCGCAGAAGTTGATTATCGCCTTGAAGTCGATGCTTGAATGAGCACCGAGAGGAAGTCCCTCACAATGCCGCAACAAAACTTAGTCGTAAAATTGTAGCAGAAAAGGGACGGAAATGGCAGAAGTTACAAACAAAGACATCTTCGAAGAGTTCACACGGCGCATCCGGGAGGATAAGCTTAGCGATGAAGAACTCATGGAAGAGTACGGCGGCATGCCCATCTACGTGCCCTCGTTCAAGCTAAACGGCCGCAACACCAAGATCATCGATGACTACGTTGAAAACAAGCTCTCTCCCAAAGAGCTTGCCACCAAGTACGACCTCAGTCTGGGGCGTATCTACGATATACTCAAAGAAGTACGCGAACCCTCGCTGTTTTAGAGACCTGCTAAAAAATCCTCCAGCAGGTCTAGAATCTCCTCTTTTACCCCATCATCCAATTCCCCATTACTATCGATCGGCATGAATCTACGTGCCGGTGTTTTCCCATCTTTTGAACCGAACTGATGCACTACAGGATAAGGATAGTCTCCTTTGCTGTAGGCGTTTACACCGACGGCCATGCTGTCGCTGTCGGCTTCGTAGGTGATGCTTTCGAAGAGTGTGCCTTCTTCGTAGAGCAGCTTGCCCATCGAAACCGGTTTCCCGTCTTTGCTTTTTTTGATCAATGTGGAATCAGCCAGAGGAGACCACACTTCTCCATCCGGAGAGCGGCCGCTCTCGAAGCTCTCTTCGATGATGTTCTGCAAGTAGTTTCCGACTTCATCCATTGCCGGTTGCATGTGTGCTGCTCGTCGAGAGATCTTCTCAAACAGAGCTTCAATCTCTTCTGTCCCCGTAGCTTTAATCGTTATCTTCATAGCAGCTTACTCGCTTTCTCTCTTTTGACCAGGTGCACGTCCAGCTCTTTGGACGATGCGGCACCGATGTCGTAATCCCAATCTTTACCTGCGATATTATCCGGTGCCTCTTTCTCGATTGCCCAGCCACGCTTTTCGATCTGACGTTTCGAATAGGCTCGAATCTTACAGCGGCATCCCCAGTCGTTCGGTGCGTAGTTTGTACTCCACCACGTGTCGTCACGGTGCAGTACCATGCCGTCGCGTGCCGCATGCGCTGGTCTGGTTCCTCTGTCCATGACGGCACTGTAGCGCCAGTACTCGCTCACCTTGAGCGAACGCTGCTGCCGGTTGCGCCCAACATTATAGGCGACACGCATGTTTGTCTTGAAGATGTTGCGCAGACGGCGGCTGCCGACGTAGATATCTTTCACTTCTCCCGTCTCCGGGTTAACAGACTCAACCTCTCCCCACCATCCTTTCTCCTGTAGTACCGGCGTGATCTGTTCTTTCCACTCCTTGAAGCCCTTGCCATTTTCCATGGCGTCGAGCAGCGACTTGTGGACATCTTCGAGAAGATCAAGCCGGGTGATCTTAGCAATAGTAAAAGCTTTGTGGTGTGCTTCTTTGATGAGCTCGTCATAGTCGAAGGTAAGTTTGTAGCCTTTGGCCCGCAGGTACTCGATGACCGCTTTGGGGACAAGGCCGAAGTCGAAGGAGACAGCCATTACTCTTCCTCTTCGATGCTCTCGTCCTCAACCTCTGCTCTGGCAAGGATCTCTGCGTTGGTCATGGCCGACTCCATCAGCTCCTGAAGTTCAGAGATGTCTGTCTTGGGGTAAGCGGCCTGCAGCCCTTCGATGGCTTCTTCGAAAGTCTCTGCCTTGTCTAAAATGTCTATAATTTGAGTCTGAAATGATAGTTCTATTTTTTTCAAGTCGATCCCTCCTGCCGCTCCTTCGAGCGCGTCTGCCGGTTTCTCCCTGCTGAACGCAAAGAGCCTGCCGGGTGCAGTTCTGTTTGCCACCGGTACGGCGGCCGTCTTTTCTACCGTGATGTTGTAGGTCTTCTCAATGTACTCTTGCGTCGGTGTCCAGCCCATCTCGCTGATGCTCTTGTCGCGCTGTGCCAGCGCGATATTTGGGTCGTCCTTGTCTTTTAGAGCAATGGTAACATCAGCGCTGATGTTATTGATCTCTTTGATCATCCGTGCGGCTTCGCGTATGAGGTCGAGCGTGAGGTTCTCATCTGCCATGGCGATGTCTTCGCGGATGTCATTGTGCACGCCTGCGGCTGCAAACGAGCCGCCCTTTACTTCTGACGTCAGGTTTCCGCCCAGGATGATAGAGCGGATCTGGTTGTCACAGTACTCTGCTATCTTGTCGAAGTCACCGGCCTTCTGGATCTGAGTGATCTCTATGCTATCCTCTTCGTCTATGACAGCACTGTCGCCTCCGAGCATAGCGTAGAGCTCGTCTGCCATATCGTCTTTGTCACCAGAGGTCTTGCCGATAGCCCACGGTGTGCCGTATTTTTCAAGGAACTTTACCCAGAACTCCAGTGAGGCATTTTTAAATTTAACCGGCCAGAAGAGCGCCTCGGCAATGGGTGTGCCCATGGGGCGGTCAAACTTCTCTTCATAGGTGTTGTAAAGTACTTTGTAGGGCGGGATCTCCTCGGACATGCCATAGCGGGCGAACTTCAGCACGCCCTTTTCGACGACGAAGGTCCTGTAATTGCGCTCGACGAGTTCCGGGCGCCACAGGCCATCATCTGTCCAGTTCAGCTCGAAGACGGCGCAGCCCTGCATCGGTGTATCGAGGATCTTGCGCAGCGTCTTGTAGCCGAAACTCTTCTCGATAGCCAGCTTGAGCTGCTCGTCTTTCGTGTCGATTAGAAGTTCTTTTTTTAGCGTTGCCGCTTTTCTGCTGCCGAACGCTGCTATGACGGTGCCGTCACGTGTTATGCGTCGCATTTCGTCATGATCAAGCCACTCCTGGTCGACGGGCAGGTTGTTCATTAGCGACGTCAGCAGGTCGCTTGCAGGGGCTGCGGCCGCTGTCCGTTTTGTTGTTTTGTTTGCAATATATTTACTCGGGTATTGTCTGCCTATGCGTACGCCCTTCATTGTCGTCTCCCTCTTTCTGATCTGTTTCTTGCTGTTCGTCGGTTTGTCCTGGCCTTGCCACTGCCGCTTTTTTTCTGTTTTGCCAGTCTGCTGAGCATATAGCATCCTTCGAGGCTGTCTGGAGCGTCATCGTGATCTCCGTCAGGGTGATCTTCAAGCTGCTGAATCAGAATCATCTGGTCTTCATGTAGCAGGATCTGCCCGTTCTCGATTGGAAGCTCGAGCGACTCGATGCGCTCGTCTTTGTTCTTCGAGTTGTGAAAACCCTTGAGGGGCATATGAACACCGGCGTCGAAGGCGGCTTCTAGCAGCCAGTTTTTTAAGTGAAACTGTCCGCCATTTGTCTCGAAGCCGAATTTCTTGCACTTAAAAAGGCGCTGCAGGTCGATGGCGTTGTCGATGATCTGCCGCGATCCTAATACCCTGTTGTCAGAGACAAGAATGTAGGCCTTGCGCATCTGCCGGTCGATGCCCAGGATGGTCGTGCTGGTAAAGTCGGACTTCTTTCCGTTGCCTGCGGGGTCGCACCATCCATAGCACTCAAGGTTTGCCGGGGCATTTTTATAGAAGTGCATTTTTTCGCGTTTGAAACGCTGCGACTCGGAGTTCGGGTTGTTCTGGAGCTCTTTTGCAAAGGAGCGCGGTGCTTCGGCACGCTTGCGCATTAAGGTCTCCAGAGGCACCGCCTCGGGCCAGAGCACCTTGGCGCCTTCGTCCATTTCCGGCCGATTCCCCTCGTAAAAGGCGTGGGCCTCGTCGAGCCCGACGTGTTTGTAGAGCTGGGCATAGCGTTCCCAGAGGTCCATGCGCTTGGGGAAGGTGATAATGGCACGGTAGATCCTCGGGTTCCAGAACTTTAGCTTCAGCTTGCGCGCCAATACGGCGTCGTTGTGGAGCAGGGTCCCGGTATAGAGTATACTCATGCTGCCATCGGCACTTCCAAGGTTGCCTACCGCCTCGTCCAGCCATGCCTCCAGCTTGTCGCGCTGGTCACGGCTACGGACGTTCTCATCGTTCTCGAGGTCGTCGATTCCTGCATGGTCTGGACGATGGACACCGTGTTTGATACCGCGAACACGCTTGCCCGAACCGAATGCTTGAACACATATATTGTTTCGTGTGACGATCTTTCCAATCTTCCACACCTTGCCTCTGCCTGTAGCATGAGGAAAGTCTGCTTTAAGATTGTCGTTCTCTTCCATCTCTGCTTTGATAGACTCTACGATAGTCTCTGCAAGTTCTACGGCGTCACTAAAGAGCGTCAGGAAGTGTTTGAGGTCATTGACGATACACCAGACAAAAAAGACAAGGTGTGCATCTGTCGTCTTGCCATGACCACGCGGTGCCCCGACGGCGAACTTCTCGCCGAGAGCATGGGCAGCAGCCTGACTTAGATCCTGAATGTGATCTCCGGCAATGCGGTGGTAGATTTCTTCAAGGCCTGCCTGCAGCTCAGACTTGCCCGGCAGGTAGTAGTAGTGCGGAAAATAAGTTGTCCGGAAGTAGTGGAAGTCTGCACGCTGGCGCCTGATCCGCTCTTCACGCTCTTCTGCCGGCAGCGTTACGTTTGCCTGGATCGTCTCTTTGAGGGACGAAGAGTAGTCACCGAGCCACTTGACGTACTCTTTGCGCGTTAGGCGTTCTGCAGTACGTTCGTCTATGCCTTCATCTAGCAGTTCAGCTTTTGTGTCGGCTAAGAGTCGGCGCAGCTCTTCTTTGTCAAATAGCGACATCGAGGCGCTCCCCGGCTTCGTCGACGATCTCGATGAAGCGCTCCAGCATCGCCTTGTCGCCGCGCGACCTGATGCCTTCGCCGATGACCTGGACGACATGCTTGATGATGCCGCGCTTGTATGCCTCCGGGTCTTCGTGCCGCACGATACCCTTCATCTTTGAGAATGCATCGGAGAGCTTGACGATCTTGTCTGCCTTATCCGAGGCGCTGATCTTCTCGTCGTTTCGCACCTCTTTGAGCGTGTCGTGCATGTAGCCGATGAAGTCACTATACAAGTGTTCACGGCGCGGGTTGTCTGCAGATATATGTTTTTCAGCACGCAGCACATCCCAGTCGTAACCGCTTGAGCTGTCTTCTGTTTTATAGTTTTGAACAGTGCGCTTTGACGAGCCGAGGATAGCAGCGATCTCTTCTTCATTCCTGCCAACGATGTAAAGCGCCCGGGCTATCTCTATCTTTTGCTGTTTGGTTGCCATTAGAATCCTTTGAAGCTCATGGCTGTTCTTCCATGACGGAAGGCATTGCCGGTCTTGCGCGGCGCTGCCTGCTCAGTCATCGTTGTGGGGACGGTACCGCGTGCCATGCGGATGAGTTTCTCTTCACAGCCTTTTCGGACATCTTCATCGTGCAACGCGTGCTTTTTTCTCAGTTCATACAGCGTGAGTTCGACAGCGATAGAGCGCAGGTATGGCGTAGGGTCTGAGGGAATGATGATAAATGACTGGATAAAGGCGATGGCATCATTGATAGCGTCTTCAACAATAAGCTCATCGATCATGCCCAGAGCATTGAGATCAGAGAGTTGTTGCAGCTCGTTGTCACTGACTTCTTTTTGGAGGTCTGCTTTTGTTATCATAGGTATGCGCTCTCCTTGCGTTTAATAGGTGTTTAAAATTGACGAGGAACGATTTAAAACTTCTTAGCAACAAAGGAGTCGAATAAAGGCTTAAATCGTTTCTGGGCGAGATATGTAGTTAAAGGGCAAGGCCCTTCAACTGGCTCAGGTTAGACTGTAGTCCACTTGAGTTTGATCAGAGCACCCGGGCGGATACATACCGGAATGGCACGCATCTCACTCAAGATGGCATAACCGCGACCTTTTGGAAGCGGTTCCGGAGCTGCAGTAAAGAACAATTTCGGAGCTTTGTTCAAAGCTTCGGTATGGTTCGCACGTCCATAATAGAGCTTGAACACTTCAGCACTTTCAGGAATGACAAGCCCTTCGTTTGTTGCGATAAACTGTTTATCCTGGCCTTTGGCATTTTTATATTTGCCGGTATACGGGATGTATTTGACACCGTGGACCTCAAGAACACGTTTGTTGTCTTCCTGAATCCATTTTGCCTGGCCCTGTTCGAAAAGTGTTTCTGCTGCTGCTCGAGCTGCTATACCGCTGATGAACGAACGATCTGCAAGGATGCTAAAGGGTACTTCTTTCCCAAGCTCTTCAACCAAGGCATCATCAACTTCATTTAACGAAGTGATCAGGTTTTTATCGCTTTTGAAATCTACAGGAGTTGCTCCGGACGAGAATTCAAAAAGAATATTTCCTTTTCCGTCCATGACTTTTCCAAACATGGCACCGACACTCATGAACTCCAAGGTCGTCATAAAGCTCTCTTTGTGCTCACCGACAATCTCACCGATCTTTTGCGACAAGGCTTGAGTCTGCTCTGCTTCATCAGTAAGTGACTTGATCTCATTCATATCTGCTGCAGTGATCACTGTCTCAAGCGGAAAGCGCGGCAAGGAGATAGTTAGCTTGTACACATCATTTTCTTCTTGGTAAAGATGTTCGGCCGATGGGCTTACTGACTCAAGGACAATGCCTGCACCTTTTTTGATCGGTACTTCGATGGTTGAACCCATGACCCCTTTTTGACTTGATTTGAAATATTTATCAAATACAAACGACGGTGCGGTTTTGATCTGATTGATCAGTTGCATTGTGGCCACGATAGTCCACAGTTTCATTGCTGTAAGCATGTTTTATCTCTCCCTTATTTCAAGATGATATTGCGATCAAATAATTGATGGCGTAGAGCTTCTTCGAAGCCTGTAAGGTTGCTTTCAACCACATATCCTGCTGTCAGTACATTGGCATTGCCCGTAAGATCAAGACCTTCGACGAGCACACCATTGGCATTCCAGAAACCCTGATCTTCCCATTTTGCAGGGTCCGTTCCGGGTTCTGTCACGTTCGTAGCAGCGAGTGATTTCCAGATATGTCCCAAGTGATAGAAAACATCATCCACAGCATAAGACCCGGCGACCCAGTCAGCCTCCTGGCGAATTGTCCATGTGACACCGCCGTCGGCAGTGGTCAGAAGTGTTCCGATATCAAGCGTTGTGTCGACAGCTACCGTTACCGCACCGTTGACAGATTGAATCTTTTGAATAATGACATCGCTTTCGCGTAGTCCACGTAGTTCTAATGGCATCTAATACTCCCTTATGAATTTAAAGCCATAGCAACGACATCTACGCCATCACCATTGCCACTGTTTTTATTGTCAAACATATCGTTGCCCGGCACCTGAACCATAGGTACCGCTTTTTCCATCATGGCAGCGAAGCCTTCCGGATCTTTTTTACACATTACTAGTGATGCTTCTTTTTGATCCGGGTGGAGCTTTTTGGCAGCGATCGCCGCATCGACTGTCGCCTCTGCCTCTTTCTCTTTGAGTACCTTCGCCTGGTCTTCCAGACTGGCGTTTGCGTTTTTAAGCGCGACATTTGAATCTTTTAGATCTTGGTTCTCTTTTTTGAGATCCTCCATCTGTTTTTTTTCCTCTTCGGTCATCGGTGTATCCTCCTTGTGATGTTGAAGTTGGGTTAGTTTGTTGGCCCGTATTTCGTCAAGCTCTTCAAGAAAGGGCTTGTTGGTCAGGGCAAGCGAGTGGAGTGACCAGCCTATGTTGGCAGCATCTTTTTGCTTGATTGTGTTGGGCGCGAAGACCGGCGAAAGGTATTTGTACTCTTTCGCTTCGATGTGTGCTTTTGCCTTCTGCGTCCACTCGATCTTCGCAAAGAGTTCGCCGCCTTCCACCTTGAGGCTGACCGGATCTTTTACGATCCAGCCTGAAGCCGGAGCCTTCATGCCCCGAAGCGTCTGGTGCTCGTAGTCACACACGGTGTCGATCTGTGCCTCTTTATAGTTAGCGACCATCTGGTTAAAGATCTTCTCGTTCATCTCAAAAGTTCCGGTCGGATGGCCGTCCCATTTTCCGGTTAAGCCGATGCGCTGCCATTCGTCCGGCTTGATCTCAATTGTGGTCTTTAGTGCGACAAGATCTTTGGGATCTGTTGTACAACCTATGCGGTTTTTGTTCATTACAGTGGTGCTCCTTCCAGGGGTTGTGTATCGTAAATTGTCGCGGTGATGTTCATTGTGTAGACAGTAAGATAAGCTCCGTCCACTGCAGCATCAAGCATCTTTTTTGTCTTTTTAATCTCTATAGGACTTGAGTCTGCAAAAGATTGCTGAACGATAAGACGTTTGATAGAGTGCACGAAGTCAAGCAGGGAAAGGTTTGTCTGCGTGCGAAGGTCTTCGTTTTTTGAGTAGGTCGCATGCAGTATGTAGAGATTGAATGCAGCTGCTTCACTATAAGCATCTTCAGCATCGCTGCTTACAAAATCGACCAGGACCAGGGGCAGATCGTTTTTTACCATTTTAAGCCGGTTCTTGTCAGAGAGTTCACCGAAGTACTCTTTGGCTTTATGCTCGGTGTTGATGTGGGCTATAAGCTGCGTCTGAAAGGCTGAAAGCATTAGTTCTCCGTGGTTTAATCGTCAGCCGGCATTGTAAGGCAGGAGCATTCCTGTTTTCTATTCATCTTCCTTACTCATGTTGCTGAGTGGAAGAGCGGAACGCCTTCGGTTTACAATGCGCCCACTATTTAAATCACAAGGGACGAATATGAACTGGATGGCTAAATTGTTTTCAGGCGGCGTCAAAGAAATCATTCACGAAACGGGCGAGGCTAAGTGATGGAAGCATTTATTCCCTACGTTCCTCTTGCAAACTTCATGGTTGTTGTCTTTGTCATCCCGATGTGGAGACTGGGCACGGCAATGTTCCAGTCTAACAAAAATCAGCAGGCCGAACTAGCGGAACTAAAGAAGATGACACGTGCATTAACTGTGGTTTCCATGAAGTTTCTTCCTCCGGACGCCGCACGAGAGTATCTGCACGAGATGGGCAAAAATGAATCTCGCTGAAATACTGCGCAAAATCAACAACCTTGCCCGTTTTCGTACGGTCACGGAGACTAAAAGTGTTGACGGTAAAGCCCTGGCACGTGTCAAAACGAGCGAGGAATCGGCAAGTGACTTTTTGCCGGTGATGAACTTTAGCAACAGCTTTAAGCGACATTGGATTCCTGTTCGTGCGGGTGAGCAGGTCTTGGTCATCAGTCCATTTGGTGAAGCCGATAGCGGGTTTATCATTCGCGGTATTTTTAACAAGGGACGAAAAGAGCCTACCGGCGCAAATGATACGACTGAGATCATCGAGTATGAAGACGGTACGCGTATCAGCTACGACACTCAAGCAAAAGAGCTCAAGATCCAAGCAGCAGCCAAGGTCACGATCATTTGCACCGCTGCAACTATTACCGCGACATCGGTAAACATATCTGCTTCCGCTTCTATTTCTATGAGTGCACCTTCGGTATCCATAGACGGGCCTCTGCATGTTACGAGCGACATAAGTACGGACGCCTCTGTTTCAGATTCAAAAGGAAGCCTGACGGACCACGTCCATACCGGGGTAACGCCAGGCGGATCAAACACGGGAGACAGACCATGATAAGGCAAATCAGCGTTGAAAAGTCGATCTCGCGCATTCTTGCTACTCCTCTTGGAAGCCGCGTGATGATGCCGGAGTACGGCTCACGTCTTTTTGAGCTTATAGACAAGACGGTGACGGACGAATGGCGCCTCGATGCAATTCGCTACACAAGCGAAGCGATCGAGATAAATGAGCCGCGATGCATCTTGAAAAATGTACAGATCGAAGTCGGTGACGAGGCTATCTTCAAGATAGGATATATCGAAAACGGAATTTATAAAACCATGAACCTTGGTTATGAGGAGGTCATAGATGCAGCTGCTTGATCTGCCGGCACCAAACGTGATAGAGGTATTTGACTTTGAGACGATCAAGGCACGAAAGCTTGCACGTGTCATAGAACTCATGAAAACAAAGGGCATCGAGTACGTCCCCAGTGAGAGCGATGACCTAATGACGATGATCGAGACGGATGCTTATGAAGAGATTTTGTTGCGTACACGTCTTAATAACATGGCAAAGTCCCAGCTTCTGGCTTTCGCAAAAAGCGCAGATCTGGACCATCTTGGCACGACACGTTACGGCGTGCTCCGGCTGGAAGGCTCAAAGCCCTATGCTGCTTTTACCTTCAGTCTGTCTGTCGCGTTGACGTATGACGTGACCCTCCGTGCAGGTCTTCAGCTTACGGATACGAAAGGCGCATTTGCGCTGCTGCTTGCTGATGTAACAATTGCTGCGGGAGAGCTTAGCAGCACGGGCATAGTCGAGCTTCAAAGCTTTACCGAAGCGAGTGCCCTGAAGACGGAGACGATCGTTACCCCGCTTCCGTATGTGGCGACCGCTACGCAGGATGAGACCTTCCATGAGGGCGCAGATGTCGAAGACGATGAGCGTTACCGTGAGCGCGTCTGGCTGAGTCGTGAGCATAAATCTACGGCAGGATCAGACCTGACATACAAGTACTTCTCCAAGACAGCAGACGCCAGGGTTGCAGACGTGAAGATCATCGACGATACTGTAGGCACTGTTAAAGTCTATCTTCTCTCAAATATAGACCCGTACACGGCAGATCAGGTGATGATAGACCGTGTCAATGCTGCCCTCAACAAAGAAGAGGTGCGCCCTCTGACGGACAGCGTCCAGGTCAACTCGGCGACCATTATAAACGGATCCATCGTTGCCGACATCGTGCTCTACGACATGACCTACGAGACGAATGTTCGTGAGCTGATCCAGAGCCGTATCGACGCAAACACGATGATCTTTGGAAAAAGTCTCAGTATCGCCAAGCAGTACGGACTACTTGAGAGCGAACAGGTCAAAGACGTAACGATTACCAACCCGGCCGCGATCAATGCCTCGGCGCACGAAGTGATCAGGATAACTACCTTGACACTCAACTTTACATGAGCCGCGACATGAGCCTTTTGCCTGCTTATATGAGTGATGCCTGGAAGTCTTACGAGACGATGTCCAGAGAGGACCGCGCGGGGATGAGTCTGACACTTCTGAAAGTCTCTCCCGAACTATGTCACGTCTCGCTACTGCCTTTTCTTGCCTGGGAGTCGAACGTGGACATCTCCGGACTGAGCGAAGCGACATCGCGCAAAGTTATCAGAGCTGCTTTTGACACGATGAAATACGCAGGCACGGCTCGCGCACTAATCGGCCCCGTCGAAGCGCTGAGCGATACAGTCAAAGTTGTTGAGTGGTTTGAGTACGCAGGTGAGCCTTACAATTTTCGCGTAGAGATAAATGCAAGCGAAAGCGGTCTCAGTTCCGCGCTGATAACAAAGCTCGAGAAGACCTGCGCAAAGCAAAAGAACGCACGAAGCGTGCTCGAAAACATAAAGATCTCCATGCTCAGCCGCGCAACGATGTATCACGCGTGCTCAGTTCACAGCGGTGAGAACGGAACGGTTTATCCGTACTTCCCCGACCCTATCCTGATCTCTGCCGTGCAATACCTGGCCGCCGCACACCACGCGGTCGAAACAACCATCATCTATCCACAAGGAGCGTAAAAAGTGTTTTATACAATTTTAACAGACATCGGAAAAGCAAAAATCGCCAACGCTACGGCGCTGGGCACTGTAGTACAGCTGACTCACATCGCTGTAGGCGACGGCAACGGGGTCGAGATCGTCCCTGATCAGACAGATAATGTCCTTGCGAACGAGGTATGGCGCGCTGCGCTTAATAGTATTGATGTTGATCCGGTAAACCCTGACTGGATAGTCGCAGAGGGATACATCCCATCTACAGACGGCGGCTTTACCGTGCGCGAAGTAGGCCTATTCGATCTTGCCGGAGACATGATCGCCATCGGAAGCTACCCGGACACTTACAAGCCAACACTAGCCAGCGGATCTGCAAAAGATCTTTATATCAAAGTCATCATAGAAGTCAGCAGCGCTTCTTCGGTTGAGCTCAAAATAGACCCGGCTGTCGTGCTTGCAAGCAGAGCTTTTACAGATGCTACTTATCTGAAGATTGCTGGCGACCAAACAAAAACCGGCACGCTCACCCTAGAGAGCAGCCCGATCATCCCCGACCCGACAGCAGCACAGCACGCGGCCTCAAAAAAATATGTCGATATCCGCACAGGCCTTGACCCGCTCATCTACTCCCTCGGCGTAAAAGGTGAGATCGGCTTTGGTGTGGCTACTGCACAAAAGGCATGGTACGAGCAGATAGGTGCCATTCCTCTGAGCGGCCATGATGTGATCGGGCATGAGAATTACGGGAATTACATGCACGGCTATAGCGGCGCAATACTCTGCTGTATGCCTAAGCATTACATCAAAATCACCGGGAACACTTTCGAGTATAGTGATGTCCCAGCTACAGGCTTTGTACTAGAGCGAAGCTTCATCAACGGGGGGATTGAAATCCCGTGCGTATTTATCGCTAAGTACCAGATCACCAAAAACGGCACGATCGCCTCAGCCCAGCGCTTCAAAGACCCGATGAGTACGAACTCAGTTCACAACCCGATCTCAACACTCGCAGGCGCCCCGGTCAACAATTACGGCGGACTTTACACCGCGGTGAAGACGATGTCTGTAGAAGCATTTTTGACTCCGGCTTATCACTACTCTATGCTCGCACGAATGGCCAAAGCACACGGCGAAGTGGCCCTCTCTACAATAGCCTGCGCCTTTATCGACGTGCTCCCGAAACTTCCAAAGGGCTGCAATAACAATGCCCTCTCAGATGTGCAGGACGCGAGCGTTCTATACGCTTCTTCGGGCTATAGCAACTGTGGCCTAACCGGCTCGGCATCAAACTTTGCAAAGACTACGCACAACGGCCAAGCCTGCGGTATAGCAGACCTGAACGGAAATATGTGGGAAGTTGCTTCGGGCTTCATCCGATACACGGCAAACGGCTTCTTGATGCTAAAAGAGAGTGCGGACATTCGAACCATCATGAACGACAGCATCACAGCAGGATCGGGCGGTGCTTATGACCTGAACCTTTATGATGTAGTTGATATCTCGGATGTCGTATTTGACGTCAGTACAGTCTATTTCGGGAACGGAACCAACCAAGTATTCGCGATGAGTACTGACAGAACAAGTGCAGCATACAAGCGAACAATGTTCGGTATACCAGCTGCTACAGGGGTGAGTATAACAGGAACGACCGACTTCGGGAATGATGGTTTTTACCGAAACCTTATTGACCAAATGGCTTGTATCCGCGGCGGCAACTGGGTTTACTCTTCGGGTGCCGGGGTCGCGACGGTCAATCTCAACGGTTCGCGCACGCATTCGAGCGACTTTGTCGGCGGGCGGGCCTCGTTCTTATGTGTGTAGGGAACGACAGTGAGCGGGGAGCGTAGCTAATGGGAGTCCACAGCGAAGCGGTACTCAACCGAAAATACATGGAGATGATTAAGCTACTTACAGTTTATCTCAACCATTTCCCAAGAGGGCGGACGTTTTTAAATTATTACCAAGGAGGAGTCAATCGTGTTTATTAAATATGTGAGTTTTCAAAAAGTGCAGGCGGAGCACACGGTGCTTGAGTTTAGAGGAGGCAGCGAGACTGTCAAAGTAAATTACTTTGACGTGCCCGCAGTGAGCATCGAGGCGGAGACAGAAGCAGAGATCACCGCGCTTATCGCTTCACAGCCGCTTGAGATCAACTGTGTTGAGATAACGAAGGATGCCTTTTCACTGCTCGTCAAAGAGACAAGCCAGGTCAAGCGAAAACTTCAAGTTATTAATGACGAGTTTGATGCGAAAGTTTACGCGCTCATAAGCGGAGTGCCCGAAGCCGAGCGCACAAGCTGGACGAAACAAGAGACGGAGGCAAGAACATACCTGGCCGATCCGCTAGTTGCTACACCGATGATCGATGCGCTTGCAGATGCGAGAGGTGTGCCGAAGGATTATCTGGTCGGTAAGATTATCGAAAAAGCAGATTTATACTCTTCGGCAGTAGGCGTGATGATCGGTGCAAGACAGGCTCAGGAGGATCTGTTATGAAGATCCTGACCCTCGAACCGATCAGCGGCAACCGATACCGGTTGCTCGCCCCGTTCAAATACAAAAACATACAAATCCCCGCTGGCTTTGTGACGAACGGGGCAAATATCCCGCGCGCGCTATGGAGCATCTGGCCGCCGCATCGCAGCGACTTTATGAAAGGGGTGGTTGTCCACGACTACCTCTGTGAGCTGGAAAAATACCCGCTTGCTGACGACCTTTTCAAAGAAGCAATACAAGAGAACGGAGCATCCAGATTTACGGTCTGGGCATTCTATACGGCGGTGAATCTATACCACCGCGCCAAATATCCAACCCACTACAAAAGGAGTTCTAAATGAGTTTAACCAGAGGCGTCGTTGTCGACGTAACAAGTTCGGGCGCACGCCCGATAAGTGTATCGAGCACTATTCCGTTGGCGCTGGTTCTTACTGCAGACGCAGGTGTGACAGCCGGGCTGCACTATTTTGACAGCATCAAGGCTGCGCTGGCAGATACGGGGTTCGCAGCGGCTACAGGCGGGAACCTGCTTAAGTATTTGAAATATGGCGAGGACAAGTACGGCCTCATTATTCCGCTTATCATCTCAGTGGCCCATGTAGATGCTTTGGAGGCTACAGAGAAGAGCAATGTCATTACGGCGGTGAACCTGGTCGCTATGGCACCGTCTCTCTTCGGTCTCAGACCGGACATTATGGGTGTAGGCGACTGGTCAACGTCCGTCGACGTTCAGATCGCCATGGTCGCTACGCTTGACAAGATCAAGGGGCGCGGCTTTGCAGACATGGACGCTATAGATAACGCCGATGCCATCACGAAGCGTGACGCATTGGGGTCCCGCCGTATCACGCCGGTATTCACAAATCTAAACGACTGGAACACAGTGTTGTCCGATACGGACGAGTACTCGGCATCTATCGTCATGGCGTACCTGCGTGCGTCGATAGACGGTAGCAAAGACATCGGGTATAGCTACTCCATATCTAACCGGGTTCTGCCTGTGAGCGGCGTCAAGGTCAACCGGGAGTTCCTTGCAGGGTTCCAGGATGAGACCGACCCGCTGACCGAGAAGCAGATCACCAGCTTCATCAACTACAGCGGTATTCGCAGCTGGAACTATCAGACCTGCGACATTGACCCGATCTGGCAGGATGCCCGCAGAGTACGCATTTTCGACCTGGCTTCGTTCGCGGTGCTTGACGGCATCTTCTGGGCAGTAGACCGGGACCTTGCGGCGCTCGATGCGGCGCAGGACAGTCTGCGTGCGTTTATGGCCACACTTGTAGGGCAGGACGTCATGCTCGGCTTCAATGTCTACCTGAACCTGGACTTGACAACGCCGACCGCGATCACCAACAACGAGTTCTACTTCACGATTGCGTCGCAGGAGACACCGTCTCCCGCACTGATAAAGGTTACATTCGACCGCGTTGACGCTTATTCAAGCGTCGTATTTGAAAGATTGAGCTAAGGAGCTTTAAATGGCAGCACGTAAATTACCATCGAGAATCAAAGAGGTGAATATCTTCGTCGACGGCTACGGCCTTCTCGGCACGGTAGAGAGTCTTACACCGCCCACGGTTAAAACTAAAAAAGAGGTCCAGAATGGACAGCATGTAGACACCGGTCTACTTGAGCCGATGGAGTTCTCCTTCGAGATCAACATCTTGAATGAGGTTATTTACAAAGAGGCCGCGAAGCTTCAGAACGCGAAGCTAAAAGCGAAGGGATCTTATCAGGAGGACGGCGTCAATAAGGGTGCCGTCCTAACGCTTGGCGGACCTATGGACATCGAGCCGGATGCGTGGAAGAGCGGCGACACAATGAAGACGAAAGGAAAGATGTATGTGAACGTCTACCGCATGGAGCTTGACGGCACCGAGGTGATCGACATCGATCTTTCGAACTACATCGCGAAGATCGGCGGCGTAGACATCTACGAAAAAGTTAAAGCGGCGGTGTCGTGATGAAGGTCCTGGCAACACACTACATCAACATCAAGGGTAAGGAGAAAAAAGATCTCCTCGTCCTTCGAAGCGGTGTGGAAAAGACGGTCACTAAAAAAGAGATGGAGCTGCTCGAGAAAGAAGCGGTCGGTAAATTCAAAATAATCTCAGAAGGAGAATAAAATCATGGCAGCACCAGTAGAAGAAGTAGCAAAAAAAGATATGGTAATTTTTAGCTTTGGAGCAGATAAAAAAAGCTTGATCAAATTTGAAGAGCCTGTCACTATCGCAGAAAAAAAAGTGACTGAGCTTGAGTGTCGTGAGCCGCAGATGCGTGATATTAGAATCGCAGCGAATGCCGCCAACCCTGCGCTTGACCCTGTGACTTACGAGATGATATTGATCGGGAATCTTGTTGGTTTGGACATCGACGAGATGGATGCACTCGCTCCCAGTGTATATAAAAAAATAAAAGGTGTTCTTGCGCCTTTTTTGTCCTAATCGAAAGAACCCAGTTTTTGAAAGGAGTTGGCAATATTGCCTCTCTGTACGGGTTCGGCTATGAAGAGCAGCTTGGGATGCCGTGCGCGGACTGGAAGTTTTACTTTGATGAAGCGAATAAATATTTGAACGACACAGCTAAGTAGTGGGCGAATGCTGCACAGCCTAAAAGTATCGAAGTTTGGGCGCTTAGGATAGCTGAAAGTCAAAGTGCAGTTTGAAAGCCGCCGTTATGAGAATGGAAGCACAAAACAAGAAGAGAGCCAGCCCGAGGTATGGATGCAAAAATGCACCTGCCGCACCGGCCAAAAGAGACAGCGCTGATCCAGCGATCAGGTTGATAAACAGCTGTAATAATGATCTGAGTGTACTGTGTATGTTCATATCATCATTATAGCACAGGAGAAAAGCAATGGATAAGATGTTCACGCTCGGAGTCCTTCTAAGCGCTACGGATATGCTCTCGCCCGTCATGGGAAAAGCAAACAAGAGCGTCGGCGATCTCTCCACAAAACTCCAGGCGATAAGCGGAAAACTTGCAATCGCGGGGACGGCATCTTACGCTGCGGGCAGGGCTATGCTCTCCCCGGTAATGGATACGGTCAACGCCTACAATCTCCTCGCACAGTCGCAGGGCGAGATCGCTTCGCTCGGCATCGGCACATTGGGCATAGACGCGATAACGAAAAGCGCAAAAGAGTTCTCAAACCAGTTCGCTGGCACGACCGCGCCCGACTTCATAAAAGCGTCCTATGATATCAAGTCCGGTATCTCCACGCTCTCTGACACCGCAGTCGGCGAGTTTACGAAAATTGCGGCGATGACTGGCTCCGCTACCAAGTCCACGACGGCCGAGATGACAAAACTCTTTGCGCTCGGACATGGCATCTTCCGAAAAGACTTCGGCGATGACGTGCAGTTCGCGACCCAGTTCAGCGGTGCTATAGCAGGCGCCACGAAGGCGTTCAGAACCGACGGAGCAGACCTGACACTGGGCCTTTCAAACATCGGAGCGGCCGCCGCATCGATGGGCGTCACTCTCGCGGAAGAGCTCTCCATCATCGGTGTCGCAAAAAGCTCTTTTAACAGCGCCAGCGAAGCGGCCACCGGTTATCGCGGCTTCCTCGACAATGTGGGAAAAGCACAAAACAAACTCGGCATCGAGTTCACGGACAGCGCAGGCAAGATGCTGCCGATGGTCGAGATCCTGCAGCGCATCCAGGACAATGTCGGCGACCTGAGCGTAGTCGAAAACTCGGACATGCTCAAAGAGGCTTTCGGATCAGCCGAAGCGGTCAAGATCATCAAGAGTCTCATCGACAAGAAAGAAGATCTCACAAGCGCACAAAAGACCCTGAACGGCCACATGGAAAACGGCACGAAGCTGACAGTCGAGATGGCGCTGGCGATGAACAAGGGAAAAGAGTTTGAGATCATGGGCCAGCAGTTCACCAATCTATCAAGCACAGTCGGCGAGATGTTCGCCCCTGCAGTTTCGATGGTCGCGGTGGTCGTCGGCGACCTGGTGAGCGGGATCTCGGCATGGACAAGCGAAAACAAGACCGCCGCAAAAGTCATAGGCTACACCGTCGCAGGCCTCGGTACTCTACTCACCGTCGGCGGGGCTATACTCATTCCGATCGCTGCCATCGGCATGGCCCTTCCTATGCTTGCAGTAGGATTTGCCATGACAAGTACGGCAATAAGTTTTATGGGAGGCGTGCTTGCTACAGTCGGAAAAGCCATGCTTATGAACCCGATAGGCTTGATCATTACCGGCATAGGCCTGGCCGCCTTGGTGATTTATAAATATTGGGAGCCTATATCAGGATTTTTCAGCGGGTTATGGGATGGGGTAAAAAGCATATTTAGCGCAAGTGTATCTTTTATAAAAACCTATCTAGGATGGACCCCGCTTGGCATGATCATGAATAACTGGGGGCTAATAAGCCAATTTTTCAGTGGGCTGTGGGATGGGGTAAAAAACATATTCCATGTCGGGGTAGAAATGGCTAAAACTGCAATCCTCAACTTCACGCCCCTTGGGCTTATCTATAAACACTGGGATTCAATCGGGGCCTATTTCGGCGGCATCTGGGATGGCGTAAAAAGCATCTTCAGCGCAGCGGCCAGTTTTATAGGCGGTGTCTTCGACGGCATCTTCGGCGCCATTATGAGTAAGATCGAGACGGTCGCCGGGTGGATGAAGACCGCGAGTACGTTTTTCGACTTCTCCGGCGGGGAGGCCTCCGATCTTAAAAAGGTTCCACAAGCTGCATTTGGCACAACCGCCGGTGAGTATGCTACTCAATACAGTGCGGCCAATGCTAATCCGGTATTGGCGGCAAAGGAACCGTTGCAGACCAAGGGCTCCCCACAAAAAACAGGGAATACGACAAACAGTATAAAGATAGAAGTGAATAACCCGTCCAGCGATGTTGACGTAGAGCGTGCGGTCCAAAAGGCTTTAAACTCTCAGGCGCAAAGCAAGCGCAACCGAAGCTATTCAGATGAGGAGATATAGATGCTGGCAAAGCTAAACGACTTTCTATTTGAACTAAACAAGGCTGATCTTGAGAGCATTCAGCATCAAATCTCTTTTAAGTGGAACCGGCAAGACCGTGCCGGGAATCATCAACACACCCAGAAGGCTGGAAAGTGGGAAGAGAGCATCACCTTCAGCGGAAAGCTGATCATGCAAAGTACTAATGCTCTGAAAGATTTTGAAGATATAGCAAAAGAGCAAAAGCCGGTGCGCTTGACCCTTGGCACCGGCGAGAGCTATCTGGTCACTATTGACAGTTTGAGCCGTACTAAAAGCGGCTTTTTGAAAGACGGCAAGTATCGCTATCAGGAGTTCTCAATCCCATTGCAAAGGTATTTCAAATGAATCAGTACAGACCGCGAGAAGGTGAACGATTGGATACGATCATCTTCAAAGCCTACCAAAGCCTTGACGCCGATGTGATGAACACCGTCATGGAGGCAAATGAACATCTGCTTGATCGTACCGTATTACGCGCCGGTGACATTGTTTATTTACCGGAGATAAAAACAGTGCAGAGCGTATCAGCGACAAAGGCGCTCTGGTAAATGACTCCTGTATTCAAAGTCGAAGCAAATGGCAAGGATGTTACCAATCAGCTCACGGCAGACCTGTCGTCCATATCGTTTAAGGACGAGGACGGTAACCAGAGCGACGAGATCACCATCCGAGTCGCCGGTGATTTCAAGAGACCGAAGTATAAAGACAAGATCAAGCTATGGCTGGGATATGAGGAGACATCCCTGTTTTACTGCGGGCTTTTTCTTGTGCAGACAACCGAGCGCGATCGCTTTGGCTTGACGATCACGGCAACCGGAGCAGACTTCTCCGAGTCGCTGAAGCAGAAACGTGACATGAGCTACGAGAAGCTCTCTTTAAAAGCAGTGGCGCAGATGATAGCAGATCGCAATGCACTGAAACTGAAGAGTGACTTTGACGACATGGAAGTGACGCACATCTCGCAGACGGCAGAGAGCGACCTCGCCTTTATGACGCGGATCGCTTCTGATTACAACGGGATCTTCAGCGTCAAGAACAACACGCTTGTACTTATGAAGAGAATAAAAGAAGGTAAAAAGTCTGATGATCTTCCTGTATTTGAGATAGATGCAAAAGAGTGTTCAGATGGCACGCCGCTTATAAAGTATGCAAATAAGACACTTTACAGCTCTTGCACTGCTACATGGCACGATACGAAAGAGAATGCAGTTAAAAGTATCACAGTCGGAAGCGGGGATCCGATACTTAAACTTGATGGACAGTTCAAGACACCGGCCGAAGCGCAAGCAAAAGCGGCCGCAAAACTTGAAAGTGCTAAACGAGGCATCAAGTCTGGATCGATCAGCATGTACGGGAAGGAGATCTATGCTGGAGGAACGCTAAAGCTTACCGGAGCCGGTGAAGATGATGGCGAGTACTCGATCAAGTCAGTCAATCATTCCTTCGATGGTGGATGGTCGATGAGTATAGAGATAGAGAATTAATCTTAACACAAAGGGAAAAAATGGAAAGTGAAATATTGATGATGGGGCTTAGTGCTGTAGGCAGACTGATGTTTGTCATTGCAGCACTCTTTGCAGTGTGGATGATGCTGCGTTTGCTAGATTTGCTTGGAGGATACCCCTTCAAAGAGACAATGGAAATCATAAGAAAGGATCCCCGTGCGCTTGCTCTTTATAACGGTCTTCGTATTTTGGCTGTCGGCGTCGCTGTCGGCCTGGTCTTTTCCTGATCATTATGATCATGATATCAAGAAAGCGGTAAAGCTGCATTGGGCGGACTGGCCGTTTTGGCTGGACTGGAAGGCGCAACTTTACCAGGAGAGCAGGCTGAAGCCTTCCGCCGTATCTCCTGTCGGTGCTGCAGGTGTGGCACAGTTCATGCCCGCTACGTGGAAAGAGATGGTCGGGAAGTTCGGCTATGACAAGACAAGCTCTCCGCACAATGCAAAGCTGGCGATCGAGGCTGGTGCGAGGTACATGCGCCTGCAGCGAAAACAGTGGTCCAGCCCAAGGCCTGGACAGGACAGACAGTGGCTCGCACAGGCTTCATACAATGCCGGTCTTGGCAATATACTCAAGGCTCAAAAAGAGTGTGAGATGGCGGTGTTCTATGCCGACATCATTGAGTGTCTTCCTTTGGTTACAGGGCAGCATTCACAAGAGACTATCACCTATGTCGAAAGGATAAAGAGATGGCGATATTTGATGCAGTTGCAGGACTAGCAATGCCGGGATGGATCAAGTGGGTCGGATGGCTCTTGCTGATCGGCGTGCTTGTAGGACTCTTCTATCACCAGGAGTCTGTTATCTCATCCAAAGAAGAGAAGATCATCAAGCTCTCCAAAGAGGTTAGGGGAGTGGAAAAGTCTTTGCAGTTCATGGCGCAGGAATACGTTGGAGTCGTTGAACAGAACAGACAGAATACAGATCTGTTTGAAAGCTATAAGAGTGAACAAAAAGAGATCATGAAGGCTGTTCATCAAAGCCATATAGCTGAAGTTGAGCGATTGAAGCGTGAGAATAAAATATTAGCAAGGATACGAAATGCGAAAAAAGAAGACGATGGACCTATTGCTCCTGTGTTGCTTGATACTTTTGAGTGGATGCGGAACGAAGCAGACCGAGTTCCTGCCGCCCCAGACCATAATCAAAGCTCAAGAGCATAAGCATGACATTCCTGCTGATTTTTTGGATTGTCCAGAAGTGCCGGTCCCCAAGAAAATGACGATGCAAAGCGAAGCGTCAGAGTATGTTGTGCAGCTTAGATCAGCTGCTATTGAGTGTTGGGAAGATATACAAAGGATAATTTATATTGTAATTAAAAAGGAGTAGGGCTACAGCCACCTGGGAGCAGCTGCAGTACCGATAGTTTATTCGGTATTTTTAAGAAGCTGAGAAAATATGTCTCAGTGCCAAGGATCTGTATGAAAACACTGCGCGCTCCCTTTGCGTGGATAGGTGGCAAGTCAAAGCTTGCTGATGATATTGTGGCTATGATGCCTGAACATAGACTGTATGTTGAAGTGTTCGGCGGTGCTCTGAATGTACTGTATCGAAAGCCTGTGCCGTCAACGACTAAACAGGCTGAAGTCGTCAATGATATCAACGGCGAACTGGTCAACCTGCATCGGGCCATCAGGACCAACCCGAGCAGCTTGTCCTGGTACTTGAATAAGATGCTGATCAGCCGGGAGATCTTCTATGATATTTATCAGGGAAAAATGAAGCCCCTGAACAACATCGAGCGAGCAGCTTTTTATTATTACCTAATCAGCCAGAGCTTTGGAGCAAAAGGCACGACCTTCGCCATGAATGCCAAGAGCAGACGTCCTAAAGATATCTACAGAGGCTTTCATAAATGGTCTGAGAGGTTGAAGTTCGTCACGGTTGAGAATATGAGCTTTGAAAAGCTTATCGCAACGTATGACAAGCCGGATGCCTTTTTCTATTGCGATCCTCCTTATGTGTCGACAGAGAGCTACTATCAGAATACGGGTGGCTTTGGAGAGAAAGAACACCGAAAGCTGGCCGAAGTACTCCACAACATCGATGGCAAGTTTCTGCTCAGCTACAACGACTGTGAGCTTGTTCGGGAGCTATACGGAGACATGAACATTAGATCAACAAAAGAGATCGAATATACGCTCCGGGGAGCTGGAAGTAAGAAGAAGGTGAGGGAGGTTTTTGTTAGCAATTATTAG